TTTATTTATGGTTCTGAATTCAAAAAAGGAACTGCGGGTATGCAAGGTTCTCTTGAATCAAATGATTTTATCTTTGAAAACAAGCCTATCATTATCAAAGACACATATACTGTCTCTGGTTCTGACATGGCACAAATCGGATGGGTTGAAATTACTACTGAGGATGGAGCTACAGGATACCTATGGTACCTTAAATCAGAGCATGAAACAAGACTAAGATTTGATGACTACTTAGAAACTGCAATGATTGAAGCAGTGCCTGCTGAGCAAAACTCAGGTGCGGCTGCAATTCTAGGAAGTTCAGGTGGTGCTGTTAATCCAGGAGCTGGATCTGATGGTATCTTCTACAGTGTACAACAAAGAGGAAACATTTGGGACGGTGGAAATCCAACTGTTCTAGCTGATTTCGATAATGTAATTAGTCGTTTAGACAAGCAAGGTGCGATTGAAGAAAACGTTTTATTCGTTGATCGTCAGTTTGCTTTTGATATTGATGACATGCTAGCTGCTCAAAACGCTTATGGCGCGGGTGGTACTTCATACGGTCTTTTTGACAATGATGAAGAAATGGCATTAAATTTAGGATTTTCAGGATTCAGAAGAGGTTATGACTTCTACAAAACTGACTGGAAATACTTAAATGACCCAACAATGAGAGGTGGATTACCAACAGGAGCAGGTTCAGGACGTGTAAACGGACTACTTGTGCCAGCTGGTTCTACTAGTGTTTATGACCAAATACTTGGTAAAAACGCTAAGAGACCTTTCTTACATGTTAGATACAGAGCTTCAGAAACTGAAGACAGACGTTACAAGACTTGGATTACTGGTTCTGCTGGTGGTGCTGCTACAACGGATGTGGATAACATGCAAGTTAACTTCTTGTCAGAAAGAGCTGTTTGTACTTTAGGTGCTAACAACTTCTTTATCTTCCAAGAGTAATTATGGTTAATAGTCAGGGGGGCTAAGGCTCCCCTTTTTTTAAAATTAAATCTAATCTAATGAAAACTACTACTAAATACGTAGATAAAATCTACAAACTCACTCGTGAATCGGCTCCATTATCTTTAATATTAGCCTCGAGACACACACAACGATTTCCTTTACTTTGGTTTGATGAAACTACCGGAACTAATAAAGCTCTAAGGTATGCTAGAAACCAAAATTCACCATTTCAAGATGAACAAGATGACAATGCTATTCTTGAACCTATTATTTTTGAGAATGGTTTTTTAACAGTTAAAAAAGAAAATCAAGTTTTACAGAGATTTTTAGAATACCATCCCGGTAGAGATAGAATTTATGTAGAAGTTGATAAAGCAAAAGAAGCTGCTGATGTGGTTGAAGATCTTAACGCAGAGGTAGATGCTTTGATTGAAGCAAGAAAACTTAAAGTTGATGAGGTAGAAAATATAGCAAGAGTTTTATTTCAAAGAGACGTAACCAAAGTCACAACCGATGAATTAAGAAGAGACATATTAGTGTTTGCTAAAAATCAACCAAAAGATTTTTTACTTCTTTTAAAAGATCCTGCATTAAAACTTAACGCAAAGATTCAATTGTTTTTTGACAAAAACCTTTTACAATTCAGAAACAATGGTAAGGAGGTGTATTTCAATACGCCATCAAATAAAAAGAAAATGTTAAATATACCTTACCAAGAAGACCCCTATTATATCATAGCATCTCATTTTCAAACCGATGACGGTTTAGAGGCTTTGAAGCATTTATCGGGTCTGTCAAAAAACGTATAAAAAATTTTGTATATTTATATATCTTATTCATAGAATTGAAGTTTCATTTGGGCCAGTGAGAAATCACTGGTTTTTTTTCTGTATCTTTGTTTTTTGTTTAACCCATAAATTTTTTAACATGGCAAAATATATTACAATCAATTCTTCTGATGATGCAGGAAATGCACACATCTCTACAGACAAAATTTTATTTGCTGAGACTAACTCGTCTACGGCAGCAAAAATTTATTTATTAGACGGAACTAAGCACATAGCAATTACAGGGACAGGTCTTACTTCAGGATTTGCACAAAATGTAAATGCAGCTTTAGTGACTGCTGCTCAAACTAGCTGGACTAATGCTACAGTAGCTGTTGACCTTACAGGAATGACAGTAACAGGAATAGCTATTGCATAAGGTTTTTTATTTGATAATCAACATCCAAAGGGAGGTCAACTAAAATTGACCTCTTTTTTTTTTACTTATCTTTGTGTAAAATATAGACAATGATAAACTCTGTAAGAAATACTGTCTTAGCGATTATTAATAAAAATAATTACGGATACTTATCACCTAACGATTTTAACCTTTTTGCTAAACAAGCACAACTAGATTTATTTGATGAATATTTTTTTCAATACAATCAGCAGATTAATGAAGAAAATGCGAGATTATCGGGAACTGGATATGCTGATATAAAAAAAGGTTACGAAGAAGTTATAGATTTTTTTTCAGTAACAGCAAGTTTAGCACAAACATATACAACATCTACAGCAGTTTCTCCATCAGGCCTTGCTAATGTTTACACAATGCCTACTAGGGCTACTACAGGTTCAGATTATTATTTATTAAACAAGGTATTAATATACAATACCCTTACAGCAAGTGGTATAAATACAGGCACAGCTGCGGCTAATGCAGGAAATCAACTGATTGATGCCACAGCAACTTTTACTGCGAGCATGGTAGGAGGTGTAGTATCTATTGTTTTAAATAATAATGTGGTTACAACGGCACTAATAACAGGATTTGTAGATGCTAACACTTTGAATGTTAACAGCACAGCTATAACTTCTACAGGAAAAAATTACAGTATATACCTGAAGTCTAATTTATCAGCTGAAGCAGAACTAGTAAATAATAGTAATATTACTTTGTTAAACAGCTCAATGCTTACGCAGCCAAATATTACTTATCCTGCATATACACAAGAGGGTAATACTATTGCTATTAGCCCATCATCAATATCTAACATGGGCCAAGTGGTTGCACAATATATAAGGTATCCAAAAGATCCTAAGTGGACATTTACTACTATATCAAACGGAGATCCAGTATTTGATCAGAGTCAACCTGATTATCAAGACTTTGAACTACCACTAGATGATGGAAATGATCTAGTATCTAAAATATTACAATACGCAGGTATATCTATAAGAGAAGGAGACGTATTTAAATTTGGACAAGTTGAAGAACAGACACAAAATCAAGAACAATAATTATGGGATACATAAACCAAGAAAAATATTATACTAATGATAACGTAAACCCCACTAATGAAAATTGGGGTTCTTATCAATATGTAAGTCTCGCAGATATAGTGACAAATTTTTTGTTAATGTACAATGGAAACCATTCTCTTATTAATAACGAAGAAAGGTATAAGATATTGTTTCACGCTAAAAGAGGTATTCAAGAACTAAACTATGATGCGTTTAAAGAAATTAAATCTTTACAGCTAACAGTGTATTCTGATTTGAGATTTGTTTTACCTTCTGACTTTGTGAATTGGGTACGTGTGTCAATGTTTAAAGACAACACTATATTTCCATTAGTTGAAAACATACAGGTTCAATCGGCATTATCATATGTGCAATCAGCAACCGCAACATTTACATATGACGGCAGCGGGAATGTAAATACTAAAACATCCTCTTTAGATACGGCGAGACAAGACGGAGCTCTAAATAGTATCTATCTCAATCAAGCGAGAATGCAAGGTGTTGACATACCTCCATTTAATGAAGATTATTACGATACATATATAGGAGCTCGTTATGGTTTAAATACTGAAACCGCCAACATGAATCCTACTTTTACTATTGATAAAAAAGCTGGTGTTATAAATTTTGATTCTACCATGGCTAATCAAGAATGTATTTTAGAATATATATCTGATGGGATGGAAAATGGTGATGATTCAAAAATAAGTGTGAATAAACTATTTGAAGATTACATATATGCATATATAAAATATGCTTTATTAAACAATAGATTCGGTGTTCAAGAGTACATAATAAACAGAGCTCGAAAAGATAAAACAGCGTTATTAAGAAATGCAAAAATCCGATTAAGTGATATTCATCCTGGTAGGTTGTTAATGAACTTAAGAGGAGAGAATAAGTGGATTAAGTAATGGCAAAATCGCAAAGAAATTTTATTGCAGGCCGTATGAATAAAAGCCTTGATGAAAGGCTTATACCCAATGGCGAATATGAAGATGCTTTAAACGTAAGGCTTGGTTCTACTGAGGCATCCGAAATAGGTTCAGTAGAAAATACCAAAGGTAACACTCAACTTAGTGCTTTGTTCTTTTTAGACAAACAAGCATTAAGTCCTCAAGCTAGATGTATCGGAGCTTTTCAAGACAGTGCAAATGAAACTATATATTGGTTTGTGCACGATCCAAACTTTACATTAGCCGATACAGGTAAATGCGATATGATTGTTTCTTTTGACACCAAAACAGCGCAAGTAACTTATCATGTAGTAAGCACGGATGACGGCAGTGGTATAAATACAACTCTAAACTTTAATCCACAGAATTTAATAACAGGTATAAACCTCATTGGTGAATTACTTTTTTTTACTGACAACCTTAATCC